AACAGGCACTCGCTGTAATGCACGAACACCATCACGATCTTTACCAAATTCTACTTCAAAATTACTTACGATTCTTATAAATTGAACTAAAAATCGTCTTATCTGTCCATCATAAAAAAATTGTTGAGCCATTAATTATCTGCCTTAGGTTTTAAAGCCTGACTTAAACTTTGTCTTACTGTGACATTACCACTGTTGTTAATAAATGTGTCTGTGTTGTTTACAAAGCTGCTACGCAATGTGGTGTTGTTTGGTCCGGGTGTTAACGTTGTTCTAACGTTATCTTCAATTTTGACCCACCGACGACCATCCCATCTAAATAACCTATTAGGCAAGTAATCAGTTCTTAATGCATAATCGCCTACAAGTGGATTAGTGGGAAATGCTATCCCTGAATATACTGGTAGCCCGTTTGGTGCTCCACCTGTACCAGTTAAGTAACCATGTATAGTAGCATCTGGTGATGCTATCCCTGCATCAGTGTTGATAATATTACCATCTGCAGTACTGGTATCATTATCAGCTGTTACGCCACTAGGATCTCCAGGACCGCCACCGGGTTCAGTACTTTTTATGTAAAGTGTGCTTATGTCATAACCGCTATATGGAACATTTGTTTCGGCTTCACGTAAAATTGCATCATTGATTTCAATGTACTTGCCAATAATACTAGATACTGATCCTAAAGTTACATTTCCAGTATTGCCTGTGATAGGATCAATATCAAGTTTGATTTGATTGAGAATATCTTTGTATTCTTGACTGTCTGTAAGCGGGTTGATCTTACAGCGCCATAGATGAGGCCACCAAGTGGCCGAGTAACCTTCTGCGGCATTATTACAATCACTAATAACATAATATCTTTTTAGAGCAACAGGTAAACTATCGTCTAGCGGATAATAATCTTTAAGATGCATTAGTTCAATAACATCACCTGGCATTAGTTTGCGCCCTAGAGTGGCAACCATGTCGTTGATATGGAACACCATGAACAGTGTGCCAGTTTGCAAAAACATACCAAACTGACTAAGATCAAATGTTACATCTTGGACCTGATATATACCACGCATGGAATATACATCCGGATCGTATTTTCTGTCTCTGTTTTCTAAAAATAACAAATCTTGAATGTTTAGTGCAGATTGATTTGTATAACTGGGTTTGGCTGCATCTGTATAAAATTTAACTGATGCTCCAGCTGCTACAGCAGCAGTGGTGGTTGCACTCAGCGTAACGGTTGTTGCTGTTTTGGCTGCAACTTTAGTTCCAGTAGGAACGCCTGATGCAGTAACAAACATTCCTAAATCAATGTCTGCAGTGCTAGCAAATGCAAGTGTGGCACCAGGCGCTACTTGAGCGCCACTAGTAGTTTTTGAGAGATTTTGTTCAGTAGTACCAAGATATTTGTGTACTAATATACCAGTGCCGCCCACAGTGAACATTTCGCTAATTCTGCGATCCATATACTTGTAATCGTTGGTGTGAGCTCCGTCTTTCCAAAGTGATAATCTTGGCACAATTTGATCCTGTTATCTAGTATTTAGCGGACACCAAAATTGACACAAATTAGGTTTAGCTATATACTATGTTATGAGTGATTTTAATTCTCTATCAGATTGGCCCGCAATAGATCAGCAAATCAGGCGCAATTTATGGGCCATGCATAATATAGTTAACAAACGACAGCTGGAGAGAATGTATAAAAATTTAGAAGCCAGTGTTGGTCAATTAAGTAAACTGGATGTGGATAGGCGTAGACACGGGCACTCTGTACACTACGACGAGCAGTTAACAAAAGTGCAACAAGAGTTGCAAGATTTGCAAGGTTGGCTAATGTTCGGAACCTTACTTGACGAAAAACCAAAAGAATAGTATAATTATATTTTGTACAACTCAAGGAGTCTGCTATGGCACTTGCACAAAGCATAAAAGCACCCAAAAAAACCGCGCCCAAAAAGCGTGACCCACTATTTGCTGATGAGAAGCACACTGGTAGAGAGCCAGTGTGGGATACAGAGCGAGCCCTTGCAATGACGCAAGAAGAGTTTGATCACCATTTACGCAAGTCCTTTACATATTACAACTATTTTTACAGCGCCAAAGATTTAAAAAAATATGTTGCGGATTGGATGAAGGATCATTACGGCAAAAACGAAGTTAGCCGGTTTATTCGCAGCAGTGACCGGCTATTGCCTATTACAGTTTGCAGTCTTATCAAGGCACACAAGCAGGGCATGCCTTTGCGTGAAAAAGAACTAGGCTATGTCAAAGATCGCATCTATGAAATTATCAACAGTGACATCCCAGACGAACCCGCTACAGAACAAAAAATTGTAGCCCCTGGTGCCGTTAAAACGATCCAAGATCGCCTCAACGAAAAAACCAGCGAGCACCTGGCACACTTTGAAGGCCTGTATGATGAGGTTATTTTAGGTAAAACCGTAGATCCTCGAGCCTACGAGTATCTAGTAACTAATGCAGTTCCGCAAAGCCAAATTAAAAAGTTTGAAGATTTGTTTATGGCTCGCAAAACTGAGCTAGGCGAAGCACTTGGCCGAGCTGATGAACAAATTGCCGAAGCTTACCGTCATTACAAAGCAGCTGATTACAAACGGCATCATGCATTTATACAAAGCATACTGGATGCACTGGATCAATATCGTAATGTAAAGAAAGCTACCAAAAAAGCACGAGTCAAGCGAGCACCCAACAAAGAAAAAGTTGTCAGCAAGCTCAAATACATGAAGGAAGAAAAGACACTGAAGTTAGTTAGTATCAATCCAGTGGACATCATTGGAGCACAAGAACTATGGTGTTACAATACAAAAACTCGTAAGCTTTACAAGTATGTGGCTGACAGTGTCACAGGACCATTAGGCGTTAAAGGCACTTCGCTAACTGGATACAATGAGTCTACAAGTATCGGCAAAACACTTAGAAAGCCAGAAGAAAAGCTCAAAGAGTTTGCTAAGGCAAACAAAGTGCAATTGCGTAAATTTTTAGAAGATATCAAGGCCACAGAAACATTAGGCAACGGGCGGTTAAATTTGGATACTGTTCTTCTTAAAGTGCAATAAATACTTTGTACTTTAGGAACATGGATGTCTAACCCTTTTACTGGCAATGTAGCACCAGATACTACTTATTTTTACGCTAACGGCGTTCTTAAATCTGACAGCCTATACAATCCGGCCACAGGGTCAGGATCCGGGCACATCGAGTTTGATGAAGGCGCAGAATGGCTGGTATCGTTTAATAAAAAGCGAGCCGAAATTACTGATTACATTCGCATGCGTCTAGGCGATGGCATAGTAGATGTAGAGCTTGACAAAGAGCATTATGAAATGGCGATAAATCAAGCATTAATTAAGTATCGTCAGCGAGCTGCTAATAGCCAAGAAGAGAGCTATGCATTTCTGAAGCTTTTTCCAGAAACGCAAGAAATTATTCTTCCTAGTATTGTTATGGATGTTCGTGCAGCATATCGTAGAGGTATTGGATCTGTTTCGGGCACCACAGCCAGCCAATTTGAACCATTCGCATCAGGGTATCTAAACACTTACATGTTGGTAGCAGGTCGAGTAGGCGGACTGCTTAACTATGAATTGTTTGTAGATTATCAAAAACTAGCCATGCGTATGTTTGGTGGTTATTTAAACTTTACATTCAACAAAGTCACCAAAAAACTTACACTGATTCGTAAAATACCATATGTAGGAGTCAATGCTGACCCCAATGGGTTCGAAGATGTGCTGTTGCATCTGTATAACTACAAGCCGGATGCAATGATTTTGAATGACTATCAGGCATTTCCTTGGGTGCAAGAGTATGCATACAGTTTTGCTAAACGCATAGTTGGTGAAGCTAGAGAAAAATTTGCCAGCATTGCTGGACCACAAGGTGGCACACAACTCAACGGTGCTACATTAAAAGGCGAAGCCACAGCTGAAATGGAAAAGCTAGAACAAGAACTTAAAGATTATGTAGACGGATCTATGCCGTTAACCTGGGTCATTGGATAATGAAGATTAAAGATATCATACAAGAAAGTGTGGGCGAACTCAGTGACCGCCAACGCCGAGCAACTAGAGGACTCAACAGATTTACCGACGGCAAAAAATGGAACAGCGATTACACACTATACCGTCTAGGATTGGCACTAGCTGCCACTGATGGCAAAACCATGCCCGAAGTTGATGAAGAATCTTGGCTTGGCAAGTGGAAACTGACAGCGCCTTACAGCCAAGAAGAACAAGAAATGCTCAAATTGGCTTACAAAGCAGTTCATGCCAATCATGAAGACATGAATCACGGAGACTTACGTAGTCAAGAAGGCCCTACAATTAATAAAAGCAGTCCAGTGGCCAAACCTAAAAAGAACAAATACGGCGTTTGACTTTAGCTCACAAATAAATTAAAATGCTCCTTAGGGGGCATTTTTTATGATTATAGGCGTAACAGGGTTTATAGGTTCAGGCAAGGATACTGTAGCAAACTACCTAGTGGCCAAGCACGGCTTTGTTAGAGATAGCTATGCTGGTACGCTTAAAGACGCAGTGGCTCAAGTGTTTGGATGGGATAGAGAACTACTAGAAGGACTTACGCCCGAAGCCAGAGAGTGGCGTGAACAGGTGGATCCGTGGTGGGCTAAAAGATTAAACATGCCCAAGCTGACTCCGCGCTACATGTTGCAACTATGGGGCACAGAAGTTTGTCGCCACGGATTTCACAACGATATTTGGATAGCCAGCCTAGAAAACAGACTGCGCAAAACCACTGAAAACATTGTGATCAGCGATGTGAGATTTCCTAACGAAATCAAAGCTATTAGGGCTCACGGGGGAGTGTGTATCTGGGTCAAACGAGGACCGTTGCCCGAGTGGTATGATTGTGCGCTGAGAGAAAATACAACACACGAAGATAGGCAATGGCTGTTAGAAGATGCAGGTCAACTTATGCCTCAACGCCACCCTAGGGTGCATCACAGTGAATGGGCATGGATAGGACAAACATTCAACTACGAAGTAGAAAACAACGGAACTGTAGAAGAATTATACACAAAAATTAATAATCTGCTACCAATGGACTTTCGCGCCAAGTAGTTTTACTAGAATTAAGCTCTATTCTACAATTTGCGCAAACACTTCTTAAATTTAACCAGTTGTTGTTTTTTAAATTACCATCTATGTAAAAAACAAAGATTTGACTTACATGCTTTGCTTTAAAATTGCAACGCTCACAGGTTAATTTTTTCTTATATCCATTCCTGGTCCAACCAGGTATTTCCTTAGTTCGTTTGCCTTTTCTACTGCAACTGGCGCAGATTTTTCTATAGTATTTTTTACCATTGAGAACATAGTTTACGGCTGCTGGATTTCCATGGCAAATGTTGCATAAAGGTCTTGTCATAGCAATATTTATATGTAAAACCTTGTAAAGGCACCTATTACACACCCAAAATAGTAAGCTTTTAATAAATACTTGCAAATGTTTTGTTAAAGGATAAAAACATGGCACTAGTATCCGCAGGTATTGAAATTACCGTAACCGACGAAAGTCAATATGTTCCTGGCGCAGTAGGAACAGTTCCGCTTATTATTATGGCAACCGCACAGGATAAAACTAATCCTTCAAACGGTTCAGCTACAGACACCACTGCTGCTAGAGCAGGAAAATTACTTACTTATTCTAGCCAACGCGAACTTATTGCGTCTATGGGCTATCCTAGCTTTAAGCAAAGCGCAGCTGGAACACCGTTACACGGTGATGAAAGAAACGAATATGGATTAATGACAGCCTATAGCATTCTAGGAAATGTAAACAGAATTTATGCTATTCGTGCAGATATTGATTTAGACGAATTAGAAGGTACTAGTGTTCGTCCTACTGGTGCTGTAGCCGATGGTACACATTGGCTAGATCTTACAGAAAGTGCCTGGGGTATCAATGAATGGGATGCTATTAACGGACAGTTTGTATTAAAGACTCCTATTCTAGTTACATCAACTGCAAATCAAACATTCGACAGTGGCAGTGGAATTTATGTTCCAAACAGCAGCATTGGCCAAATTGGTAGCTATGCAATAAGTTTTGGAACTGGCAGTAATGCAATATTATTTTACAAAAACAGAAGCAATGCCTGGGCAAGAATTGGCACAGATGCATGGGCAGAAAGCTGGCCAACCCTACGAGGCACAGTAACATTTGCTACGAGCGCTACAACTGCAATTCCAGCTAGCTCACCGGCTGCCGCATTGAGCATTAACGGAACTGTTGTCACAGTTGGTAATACTGGTTCATCAAGAACCATTGCACAGGTAGTCTCGGCTATTAATGCAGCATTTACTGGAGAAGTTACAGCAGCGTATATTGGAAACAAATTAGAAATTTATGCAACTGATGCAGCAGCAAGTAACGGTGTTGATCCTGATGGAAAAATTATCATTTCTAACTCAGCTGGTACCCCAATGGCAAGTTTGGGATTGGGAACATCAGGAGAGGAATACAACAAACCATTATTGACTTTTGGAAATTTTGCCGAAGTTCCAAGCTGGCGCAGTACCGACGACGAACCAAGACCAAGCGGAAGTGTGTTTATGAAATTAGGCGCCGCCGGCAGCGGTGCAGATCTTGCTATTAAGAGATATAGTTCAGCAACCGGTTCGTTTACAACACTAGGAGCACCTTTTTATAATAGAGCAGAAGATGCCTTATATGGACTAGATCCAGCTGGTGGTGGCAACGGCATTGTTGCTGGAACAGTCTGGGTGGCATGGGATCCGTTGCGCGATGACACAGATGGCTTTAAACCATTCCGTCGTCGCGTTACAGGTAAAACTGTTGTTAGTGGTAGCGTGTTGTCTGGTAATCCATTTACACCAACTGAACAAATTAAAGTTGGAGTAACTTCAATCGGAACTGATACAATTACAGAATATACAATTACATTGTTGGGCTCAAGTCCTTCAAGTTTTATATCTGACATTCTAGCAGAAAACATTCCAGAAATTGATGTTTCATTAACAAACGGTGTAATTACATTTACACATCTTTATGGCGGAGATATTTACCTAACTAATGTAACAGGTACACCAACTGCCGATGCTGGTTTTACAAGTGGCACAGCTGGAACAATACTGTACGGAACCACATTGGCTCTAACCAATTGGGAGTCATTGACATACACTTACAGCACAATTGAGCCATCTCAACCTCCATCGGATGGAACTTTATGGTATTACAGCGATCCTGCAACCGTAGACATCATGATTAATGATATTGGCGGTTGGAGAGGATATAGAAGTTCGTACTGGACTGGTAAAACAGATGCAAGAGGTTATGCATTAGCTAATACCGATTCCGAAGGTGTTATAATCAGCGCCAGCGAGCCGGAGTTTCAAAGCGATGGAATGACTGCTCTGGTAGCTGGAGATTTATGGCTTGACAGCGGTGACCTAGAAAACTATCCTGTAATTTATCGTTATGATGGTGCAGAATGGGATCTAATAGACAACACTGATCAAATTAGTCAGAATGGTATTGTGTTTG